GTGCTGTTGTCGAAGAACACGATGTAGGCGACGTATGTAGTCTGCTCGTGCGTGCGGCTTTCAAATACTCTATGTATGCGAGAGCTGCTGAGACGTTCGCACTGGAAGATAATGAGCGCTGCGCTCAAGCTCGGAATAGGTGCTTTGATCGTCTCGCTAGGATTTGGAAGAAGTACGGGGTAGATTGCGAAGAATTGCCACGTGGAGAGGTAGCCAAGAATTTCTATTGGTTACAATTCTTTGTTCATCCAAGTCGCCACGTTGTTGGGCCAAAGCGCGTATACCCAGATACAGCTGTGGTGTGCGGTGCGGTGGAGAACAACGCTCCGGTCGCTTGGTCTCTGTATGCTGAGAGCATGAGGGCTCACGGTGTGCATGAAGTCAAGCCCGGCGCTCGCTTAGTTAGCATGATAGCGGCTGCTAAGAGCCGCAATATTTATGTTAACTACTGGCTGGGAAATAGTGATGGGCGTCATATCTATCGCGTCCATTGCTGGGGTATGATATTACCTAGCGAACGCAGAATGCAGTCTGATTTGACACGTACGCCGTGTGAGATCGCTGCGCCCTGCAATCGCCCAGTCAATTTAAAGGGCATAATTAGCCCTAAACTTAAAGACGGTTGCCTCGAGGTTGCGCCGTGGTTGCATGTGTATAAGTGGCGCGGTGGGTTGAGATACAACATCATCGGTAAATGCTGCTCGTGGACATATGTCAACGGACGCTTCCATGCCGTCAATCTTTGTCGTGCCCTGCATAAGGTCGGGGACCCGGCGCTCGCTAATGAGTTCTGGCGTGTTGTGGCCTGCGTGAACGCTTCTGTCGCTTGCGTGGGTAGAATAGAACATGACACGACCACGGCAATGTCGTACTATGCACACGTGCGGCCAAACGCTCAGGTCTGGTCCATTGGTAAGTTGTATCGTACATTTATTTATAACTGGTTTACTGTTGATCGTAAGCCAGCTCAAAATCCTACTTTTTTTGAGTTAGGTCGGGAGGTCGCGATGTCCCTTTATGAGATTGCTGACATCCTTAGGGCCGCAATGTTAGAAAGCCGTTGCGTCAATTCTAAGTGCTTTTGCTGGGTTGACCGTGGCTATCATCATCCGGATATAACGAGGAGGGATTGTGACGAAGAGTGCAATTCCCACTTGTTTTATCTGTTTGAAATCGCTTGCGCTAGGCTGCGTTTAACTGACGAGTCCTGCAGTTTATTAAAGGAGGACGATCAGTTCTTCTTAGAAGCGATACCATTCGATCCCCCAGATGCATACCACCCAAAGTGGGATGCCTTGCAGTTCTGGGCGAAGCGTGTAGTTGAGAAGGGGTATAAGCCATATGTCTCTGGCAATTCCTCCTCAAAGTTCTTTGTGGTTGACCGACGCATACACAATGGTCAAATCGTGGTTATTCCTCAACCGCCCTTGGAGTCTAACGTGAAAAGCTTTAGTATCTTCCGAAATATTTTTGATGATATCAAGGTTGATTGGAGCCTGTTCTCTAAGCAAGGTAAGAGTAGAAAGGTGCACAACCGCAAAGAGCGCGCAAAGCAGCGCAGGGCAGAAGCGGAAGTCCTCAAAGAGCACGTTGTGCACGTGTTCAATTGGGGCGATCTACTTGATGATGAACCCAAGCCACCAAGTTCGGACGATTTGCATATCGAGGAGCTTGATGCTGAGGAAAAACCAACAGGTAGATACCTCTTACGTGATTTCAAGCGTCAGGGGTTAAACGACGCCGAAACTACGGCGCCGAGCGCGGTCTCGGACGGATCCTTGCTTTCATTGAGTGAGAGTGAGGTCTCCAAGACCGCGGCAGAGTATGTTCCAGAAAACTCGCGATTACGCTTTGAAGCGATCGTGCAGGATATGAAGAACAACCTGCAAAGTAGTGAAGTCAAACTTCTTAACTTGGAGGAGCTCACCAACACTCTTAACTCGAGCGATGATGGTGAAGCGGAGGAAGAAGAGGAGGATCAGGGTCCTAAGAGATGCGATTTAGGTTTTACTGATCTCGAAGCATGGGAGTGGCTTCATGACTGTTCAATGATAGTGCCGTTTGACAATAATGTCTCCTGGCGTCCCTATTATAAGAAAGCTTGTGATGAGATCGGCATCTTGTTCTGTGAGGGTTGTTACGCGACTCTCTTTGATGCTTTCTATTGTTATTACTCCCGAGATCATCCCGCAGGTTACAGAGATGGGGCGTTAGCACAATTTACGTCTACGTTCTCTCAAGGACAGGGCCAGTTGACTAATGGCCTTTGCAGTTGGTGTGCTGATATTGGCAGTGATTTGATGCTCAACTTCAATCGCCACACCAGATGCTGGGATGCATGTGTCGCTAATTTGAACAGAGTAGTGTTTCAGACTGACGGTTACTTCGTAGCCGAGTACGAAAGTCAGGAACCAGTATCTGTGGTACCGGACACTATTGCCAAACTAGATGCTGTTTGGAGTTCGCGCGCCAAAGAGATGTATGCCATGATGCAGCCGGCTGAGCCCGTTGCTAAATCTTATCGCTGGCCGGATGTACTTAATCCAATGTACTACTGGCGCGTGTTGACATTAGGCTTCACTCTTTTGCGTGTCCAGGCATTCTATTCACGTTTTTCAGTGGATTGCAACATCACTTACAATTATGACCACATTGTTTGGTTGTGGCGGCTTTTCTGCGTGTTTGTCTTCTCATTCATGCCTGGCAGCCATACTTGTAAGTGCGATCCAGTGAATCGGAAAGCCTTTGATTCGCAACTTGCAAACCTCCTCAAAGATTATGACGGGGAGGATATACTTATAGATGACCACAAGTACGACAACGGAGTTGTTCGAATTTGTGTGAGGTCGGATTGGGCAGGCCGTATCAAACCGGAAGTTGTGTCCTACCTCCAGAATCTTGATCAGATTAAGTGGGTTGTTAGCCCGGTTCTTCCGCGAACCGGAGTTAACGCCACCAACTCTATCGTTGGTTGCGATAGATGTGCACACTTCGATAGGGAAGCTACCATGTACGTTTACAAGCGTACTGGTGACTCACTCCAGAATGTCACAGGTCATGTTCTGTCAATCTTCATGTATCTTGTTACCGGATTCGAGCTTTTGTTTATGCTGTTGAAGCGCAAGCTAGATTCCGGCGTGCAGGTTATGGACACGAACGCCTTGAAGTTTGCCCTTGCGGGCAAGCATCATAAGATGAAAATCATTGTCAAAAGCCTGAGTATGACCTTCTTCAAAGCTCTTTCAGATCTTGTTGGTGTGAGGGCAGTGAAGTATTTCTTCATGCTTAGCGAATTTTCGTCTAATAAGGAAACAGAGACCACGATTAATCAACTAACCGCGCACATGTTTATCAATGCTTTTATCACCTTCCTGGCGGGCCTGCTAAGATGTGAAACGGTCAGTTTTGTGACCACTGTCGACATGGGGACCGAATGGCAAGCGCCTAGGGACAGGATGGTAAATGTTTTTGATAAGAAGACTAAGGTTTGCTACACGATAGATTGGCATAAAGTGCAGAATGATTCCCAATTATTCGAGGACTTTAGAGCCAATAAGATCTATTGGCAGTTAATAGATAATACTACTCTTGTGAAGCAGTGGAAGCCCGAGGGTGGAAAGTGTGAGCACGATGCCTGTGTACGAAAGGTTACGACTTGTTTCCTTTGCGATCCTACGCAAAACCCTACGCTGCCGAAATGCTTGAATTGTCTTCGTTACTATGTGATTCGTGATGTCCAAACTGTTGATCTTGATGACCCAGTGTCGTGTGCGTCACTATTTGGCGATGTAGCTCCATTAAAGGAGGAATTGACCGATTATTTGACACATCGACGCTTGCACGGTGATGTGTTTGGCGAACCTCTTAGTTCATTTAAGAAACCAGCCAAGCACGTTTCGACGATATTGGATTGGAGCAAGAAGCTTAAGCCAATTCACGAAGCTTTTGCTCGTCAAGGCGCGTTGAACCCAGCGCGTGTGGCCGAGTTCAAACCTGAGTACGAGTATTTTAAGCAGCGTTATAAGCCGTACGGTCTGTACGATGAAGGACCTGCTGAGGAAGAAAGGGACGATGTGCAAGAGTTCCTTAAGCGGTTCGACAATTTCATGCGACGTCAAGAGCGTCGCGCAGAGCAAACCGAGCAGGAGAAAACTAGTAAAGGACGTGGCGGCAGGAAGAAGGCCAAGAAAGCGATGGAGTATGTTGGCAACAACATAATGCGCGAGATCGCGGCCACTAAGTCCTTTGTTAATAAGGTCGGCGGTCATCAAGAGAGCGGCGCTAGAAAGCGTGACGCTTTCATAGATGAGCAGACCGACATGCTACTGCGGGATATGAACGTCGGTGAGGAAGCCGCTAGGGAAGACTCTAAAACCACGTTCAATAGTTTTACGGCGGCAATAGCTTGCGGCACTGCGGAAGCTGCCTTGAAGTTCCTGGCAGAAGACTACGCAGACATTGCGTATCGTCAAGCCGGGGATGAGAATAAAGTCAGTATAAGTGCTTTGTATGCGTTCGCGGACAAGCCAAGATTTCACGTTAGTAATGTGATTAAGGAGATAAGGAACTTGGAAGATAGTCGTGAGCAAATGATTTATTCTACTTATCTTGCCGCAATGTTCCCCGAGAATATTGATGCGTGCAACTTTAAAGCTCTATTGGATTCTTATCCTGGAAAGTTGCGTCACGTTGCTAATGGGCTTGAGTCGGAGGCCGCGTTATATCAGAAAGCGCAGGACGAGAGACTGAGACGTAGCATGGGCACTCGCGCGGAGATAATGCGCGATAAGGCCAATGTTATGGAGCAAGAGTCCCGTCGTATTCTGACTGAATTCGGTGGTTTGACTGTGCCCGCTATTCAGGTGGTTGAGCCATTGCCAGCGGATGCGCACGCGATACCACTTGAGAAGCAAGGAGTCATCGTTGATGTGGTTCTTTGCGGTCGTCAGTTTCCACTTGTCCATATGGGATTCTGCATTTGGAACAAGGGTTTCATGTACGTCAACAAACATTTCTTTGTGGAACAGGGCATGCCGCAGGACCCAGTTGCCGCGTTGAAGAAGGTTAGCTGGCTTTATGCCGCGAAACCGGTTACGCTGGAATTCGGCGATGTACAAGTAGCCGATCCAGGTTGTGAGCTCTTTAGAGTGGCAGTAAGAGTGTTTGATGGTGGGCGTGAGTTAACAACTCCGGCTATCCCATTTGTCAGCGGCAAAGATCTTGATATTTGTCGTAAAACCGCTACGAGCGTTACTCTTGATTATCGTCCAGATGGTACTCAGATGGACCGTAGTCATATACCGGTGACTGCAATTTGTGTTGACAGTGTAATGATCGAGGACTGTGCCTATTCTTCGGTCTGGAAGACGCAAGCAACGAACGGCCAAGCTGTTTGTGGTGAGGGTGTTTGTGGCTTGCCCTATTTCCGCCAAGTTGATGGCCAGCTGAAAAGTCGCCAAGTGTTGTTTGGTGCCCATGTTGCTGGATGTGATAAGTCCAACAACGGTGCGCTTCAAGAGCTTGGCGGCCGCACCTGGCAGAGCCTGCCCAGAAAGATGGTTCTACAGGGAAACGTAAACCCGAACTTGTTGCCTGGGCCGAACAAGTTACGGAAGGCGAGCGTAGGCTCACAGTACCAAACGACTCAAGTCAGCTTAAAGACGGCGACTTCAGTCGGGTCGAAGCGTGGTACCTTGAGGGCGGTGGGTCAAAAGCCGCTCTCGAGAAAATCCACAAAATAAATCCGGAAATTAAGTGGTGGGGACATAACCCACCACCCGCGCAGCGCTCCTTTGACGCCAACTTGTACTTCCCCGAGATTGAGGTGGGCGAAGTTGCTGATGTCACAGTCCTTAAGCAAGGACTAGTGCAGGGCGACTACGGCCTGCCAGATATCGAGGAAGGAGGTGAATTGTCGAGGCGTCTTTATGAAGAGCGCTTGCGCTTAATCTTCGATGCTCATGGTAGCGCGAAGACCATCATTCCGGAGCGTGCCGGTCATGCCACGAAAATCTTCATCGATTATCTCAGCAAATACATTGAACCTTATGTTGTGGAGTTCTCTGCGGAAAATCTTACAGAAGCATTCTTGAATGAGGAGCTGAATAAGACGCCCGGTGGTGACTTAGCCAACTGGTTCAAGAGTAAACGAGAAATACCTCATGATGTATTTTTGCGTTATTGTGAAGCGTACCAGCAAGGGACTTATGTTCCTTGGCAGGGCGTGAAACCTAAGCCTGAGTTACGCGGGATGAAGAATGGAAAGGTGAAGGCGCCGCGGTTGTTTTACCCTGGTGACCTGATTACTAACGTGCACCAGCGCGTGTTGTTTGGCCCGATTATGACAGCCCTTACTGACTGTCCCGCTGTGTTTATCGGCAAGACTGATTCTTACGGTGGTTGGCATAGCTTTATTAGTGAAGGTGCTGATGGTTGGAAAGTGAATCAAGATTGTCATTTTTATGACTGGTCCAACCAGGATATAAGTATAGGTCATGTCATCCCTTGGGTTGTGAGCGCCTTGCTTCACTTTGTCCGTCTTGGTGTTGGAGAGAGCGTCGACTATAACGATTTGGCTAACAGAATCGTTAAAGACATTGTTTTCCCTTATTTCAAGTTTTGTTTTCGCTTTGGTCGGAGAAGCGTATCTTTTGGTTTGCGCCTGCACCTTTTAGGTTCAGGAATGTATTTAACGTTGCTGTTAGTTACGATGTGTGCGCTGTGGGCCCACATCTATTTGTCGGTTGAACTTTATCGACTGACGGCCGCGAACCTTATGAGCGAACTCAAGTTGAGAATTATGGGAGATGATTGCCTCCGAAGGACAGCATTAGATGTTGAAACCATGCAGTCTTTTGGCGTGTCATTCGATCACCAAGTTGACAAAGTTCAAAACTTGAAATTTTGCAATCGCAAGCTTGCTTTTGTGAATTTTCGAGGTATGGTAAGGTGTATTGCTTTGCCAGATTTGAAGAAGTTGCAGTTTTCTTTGCAACTTAAGCCCGAGAGGGTTAAGGAGTATTGTTCAGCATCCGAGCTTTTCGGACGACTGAAATCGTATGCTGCGCACGCGTACGCTTGGAAGATGGTTGGTCAACCAAGCTTCTGGGACAAGATTATGAGCGCAATGACACGCCTTCGTGATGCTAACAAGGCGATGGGAGCGTATCATAAATGGGAAATGCCGACGGAACAAAAGTGTCGGTCTCTCGTGCTTGGTCTCTAAACAATACCCTATTTTATCTCTTTTCGTTTGTGTGTGTTTTTTAATTTTCTTTAATTTTATTTATATTATTTGTCTTATTTATATTTATTTTAAATCCACGGTTGTACGTAATGCTCTGTTCTAGAGATCCGTGGAATTTGCAATCAATGGCGAAGCATGGTGGAAAACAAATTATTAAAGCAAAAGTTCGAAAGCAACAGAAACGAAAGCGTTCCGCTAACGCTAAGCGTCGAAGGAATAATCGTAAACGGGGAGCTTATGCGCTTGGACCGAGGCGTAATAAAGCTTTCGAAAACGGATTCAACGACGCGTTTAGACAACCAAAGGTCCCAAAGTTGTTGCCTCTTACGGCGGCTGCTAAGTTGTCTAATAGAATGCTAAATGAAGCTTGTGTTGCGGGTATAACTCGCGCCGCTTGGACTATTGATCCGCTGTCAGCGCAGGTCATTCCGGGCTTCAAGGATTACGTTGCTAATGGTTATGGAGCGCCACGCGCGCATTCTATAGCTGCCCAAAGTCGACCAGGGATTACAGCGCTCACGCTGTGGTGCCCGAATTCAGAGGTTTCAGTTGGAAATTTGCACATGGTGATATTTCCTGGAAACATTAAGGGTGCTTATTGGTGGGCGGGACAGCCGGTTGATAACACGTATGTTTCCGATAACACCAAGATGGAGTTCTTTGGCAGATACCAGTATGAGGATGAAGCGCCTTGTTGGCCGATACAAGGCGCTATTAAAGTTGGTGATACCCTGCCAGTTCTAGTCGCAGCCTTTGACTCGACTGGGAAGTATTACTGCATGCCGCAAAAGAACCATTTTGGTACCGTGACTCCTTGTTACTTTACTGTTACTAATGCTGCAGGCAATAACACTTTCAAATACTCTGTATTGCTCGGCAAGCCTGTTTCTGCTGGTACTGGCAATGATGTGCGCCTAGAATTTCTGGATTCCACGGGTATTACCCTTGGTTACTTCAACATGAATGTGCCTCAAGGGGCTGCGGAAGTGCACGCCTCTACGGTTAACTTCACGTACGTGGCTACCGGGTATGCCGTCTGGATGCGGATTGTTCCTGTAGTGTGGGACAACAATCAAGTCTTGATTAAGTGGGGAGCTGTTCAAACGACGACTTTCGCTGCTGCCAACAAATTGGCGATGACAGTCGCTTTTGGCACTGGCGGTGTTGGTTGTATTGGTTCGAACTCTAAGTCGAATGCTGAGCAAACAGGTACTTGGTGGTTGCTTGGTAATAATCCGGCTTATGACGCGTTAAGCCGTAGCGATCAGATGAATCCTATGGTTCAAAATGGTGTTAATGCCCTGGGTACCAACACCGGTCCGGTTAAGGACCGTGGCGGTTTGTTAACTTGTGGCTTTGTTCCAGACCCGCGTGCGGGATTTTCAACCGCGGATAAAATTATGGAATTGGCTAATGTCGACCGTAATGATGCTCTACGCGGCTTCAATATAATTGGTGCTCCAAGAACCAACGCTAGGTACACTGTTGCTATGGCGGGAGGTGCTGGAGATGATGGCTGTTACTGTGTCCGTATTAACAGTGGTTCCGCCTCCAATTTATTTACCGTTCTTATAACTGGTTCCTTGTCGTTCGCAACTGCTCAACGCGTTCACTTGCCGCGAGAAGTTTACCCCAACGACTTGGCGTTCCAAGCTTATATGGTCGTGATGCGAAATTATTGGAACAAAGTTAGTTGTAACCCAAACCATTTAAATACGTTTGTTCACTTCATTAAGACTTTTGCTCATGGAATTCCAGGTGCTCTGGAGTCCCTTGGTGGCGCTCTTAGAACTGGCGCTGAAGTCGCAGGTGTGGCTGCTGCTGGCGCTAGTTTATTTTTATAAGTTTTCATTATCCATAGATTGTTTATTTTCTTTTACTTTTTATGTCTTTTGTAGAGATGTTCCGAAACATTCACTCTTTAAAGAATGTAGCTTAGGCTTTTGAGTAAAGCCAGTGCGTTTTAAGTTTTAATTTTATTTTAGAGGAAATAGGCCCCGAGGGACGCATTATCGGAATCGAGATAAGTCCTGAGATGGCAAAAAGAGCAATTGAAAGAGTTAGAGAAAATGGCTGGAAAAATGTCGAAGTTCAAATT